AATGAAACTGGCGATATTTATTATAAAGATTTAGTTCCTTTTTATACACAAAGTATAAATAATGTAAATCGTTCAAACAATCAAAATGAAGCATATAAGCTGATTATTAAGTTATAATAGGAAAATAATAATGACAACTCTTTCAACTAACTTTAATGTTTCACCATATTTTGATGATTATGATGAAGATAAAAATTTTCATAGAATTCTTTTTAGACCAGCTGTGGCAGTCCAAGCAAGAGAATTAACACAAGCACAATCAGTTCTTCAGAATCAGATTGAACGATTTGGTAATCATACCTTTAAGGATGGCTCGGTTGTAGATGGTATTGGTATTACCTACTTTCCGTCAGTCCATTATGTAAGTTTAGAAAATGAATTCACAACCAATACTAATCTGTTTCCCACAGACCTTGACTCATCATATCTGGTAACAAACGGAGAAGACTCTAACACTGCTGTTCGTGCTGTAATCAAGATTGCTAATAATGGTATTGTAGCTGCAGCACCTGATACTAACCGGTTTTATCTTGATTACATTCGTACTGGTAAGTCTGGGGATACTGATATTGATCGCTTTGCTGAAGGTGATACTCTCTACATCTATAACAGTAATCAATCTAAACTTGGAACACTGGACGGTAACAATCTGATTGATACGATTACGACCCTTATATCAAACGACTCATTCACTGCATCAGGTAACTCATATTGTATTGCTACTACAACTGGCATCGTGTTTCAAAAAGGATTCTTTATTAAGGTTGATCCTCACACGATCGCCGTCAATGCCACAGGTACGATTGTTGACAAACACGTTGTTGGATTTGATATCGTTGAAACTATTATCAATGAGACTACTGACACCTCATTGAATGATAATGCTCTGGGATATGAGAACGAAAATGCTCCAGGCGCACATCGTTTAAAGTTGACCCCAACTCTTATTGCAAAACTCCGTGATGATAGTGCTAATAACACCAACTTCTTTGCTGTTGTTGAGTTTGATAATGAAGAACCAGTTCAACAGCGAGATGATCCAGTTTATAATGAGCTGAGTCGTCAATTATCACGTCGTACATACGAAGAGTCAGGTGATTACGTAGTCAAGCCATTTGAGATTGAAGCTGTTGCTAATACATCTAATTCACAGAATTTTGTCTATGAAATGTCGTCTGGTATTGGATACGTTCGTGGTCATCGTGTTGAACTAATTGGAACCAGTCGAGTAGAAGTTCCTAGAGCTACTACAACTGAGTATGCACAGAACCAAATCTTCACTGCTAATTATGGTAAGTACGTGATCTGTGACGAATACGTTGGTATTCCGGATATTGAGAACGTATACAATATCAGCCTCTATGATACTGCACAGAACTCGATCTCTGAATACGAAGGTAATAGTTCAGCACCTTCAGGATCTGCAATTGGTACTGCTGATGTTCGTGCTGTGGTATATAACTCAGGAACGAAAGGACAGCCTTCCACTAAATATTATATATATCTCTTCAATATTCAGATGAATTCGGGCAAAACATTCTCAGATGTCAAGAGTCTATATTCTACGGGTGGTGCACATGGTAACTTCAAAACTGATGTTGTGTTAGAGAATGGTAAAGCAATTCTGAAGCAGAGTACAACGGGACGTGGTGTATTTGATGCAGGAATCTTTGCTGTCAAATCGCTGACTAATAACACTGGCATTGGTGACACATTCTATAACTATACTCAGATCAAGTCCGGTACTATGATCGCCACAGGTGGTACTGTATCCATCACTCTTGATACTGCTGGTCCTGGTACTTCCGAAGAGAAGTTGACATTATCTCCTGGTATATATAACGGATCTAGTATTGACAACTATAACATCTATCTGTCCTCGAATGCTTACACCGCTAACCTAACGGGTACAATGTCAATTACTTCTGGTGATGTCGTAATAACTGGTATTGGTACAGCATTCGATACTGAGTTGGCAGTCAACAATAACATTAGAGTCTACAGTAATAATTCAACAACTCATATTCGTCGAGTTGTTTCGGTTGCTAATGCTACTCATCTTACGATAGACGCTGGTATTACTGCAACAAATGCTACAGCTAACTTCCAACAGTACTTTGTTGGAGGTACACCCCTTGATCTTGCTGATATTAATATCACAACGAATACATCCTTCACTGCTAACACCAACCTGACTCTAGACTCAGGTAATCAAACTGTTTACGCTCAATATCCCGTCATGAGAAACCAAGCAACAGCGATTCCTAAACTAATTAAAAAGAATCGTTTTGTCAAAATTGATTGCTCCAATAACATAAATAATTCCACAGGACCATGGAATCTCGGATTTGTTGATACTCACAAGATTCGTAACATATATGTTGGTACAACCTATGCTAATACCAACATTGAAAGATCTACTTGGTTCATTCTTGATAATGGTCAACGTGATGACTTCTATGATCATGGACAATTGCAGATAAAACCTGAACACGCTAGTAAAATATCAACTTCGTCTAAGTTATTAATTGAGTTAGACTATTTCACTTCTAACACTGCTGCATCGGTCGGTTTCTTCTCAGTTGAATCATATCCGATTGATGATAATGATACTGCGAATACGTCTGGTATTCAGACTATTGAGATTCCACGATTCAACGGTCTTCAATTACGAAATGCGATTGACTTCCGTCCTTACAAGTACAACACAGCAACTGATGCTACGACTGAAGGTACGGCCACAATCAACCCGGCGATAAGTAACTCTTCGTATGATACGCCCTCAGGTGGTCAGTATCACATTCAAGCAGACTCAAACTTTACTGCTGATTACGAGTACTATCTACCACGTCGCGATCTCGTTACTCTGAATCCAGAAGGTGAGTTTATTGCACAACGAGGTAAACCAAACGAAACACCAAGACTGCCGGTGGTTGAGAATGATCAGAGCGCTATTGCAGAAGTCTATATTCCTCCGTTTCCATCTGCGACTAAGCGTGAATATGATATCTACAGTGATACTGCTGACAACTTTATCAAGACATCACTCGTAACGAATCGTCGTTACACGATGCGTGATATTGGTGTTCTAGAACATCGTATCAAACGAGTTGAATATTATTCCGTTCTAAATACGCTTGAGCAATCTGCTGCTAATCTCACGGTTCCAGATTCTTCTGGACTTAATCGCTTCAAGAATGGTATCTTCGTTGATCCATTTAGTGCACACACGTTTGGTCGAATCGATGACTTTGAATACATGATCGCGATCGATGAACGCGAAACTGTTGCACGTCCTGCTATCAAACGACATGGTATCGATCTAAACTATAATAGTTCAAATAGTACTAATGTTCAGAAAACTGGTCCAGTGATTACTCTTCCGTATACGAATGAACTCTTCATTGAACAACGATTTGCCACTAAGTTTCGTAATGCAGTTGAGAGTGTCTGGCAATGGAATGGTATAATTGATTTGTATCCATCCTATGACTTTTTCCGAGACGAATCTTATGAACCAAATGTTAGTGTGAATATTGATTTTGCATCACCTTGGGAACAATTTTTATCAGGCCCATTTGCTCAAATGTTTGGTGATTGGCGTCGTGAAAATGGTGATGGTGAATGGCAAGATATTGCTGGAACACGTCGCGTTACTGGTGCCCATACTGGATGGGTACGTTGGCCGGGTCTGTTTGGTAGAACAACTGTTGGTACAGTTGAACAACAACGAGTCACGCAAGATATTGGTATTAACGTATCTCAGCAGAGTTACAACTTAGGTGAATATGTCAAAGACGTTTCACTACAACCATATATGAGATCTCGTCTAATATCATTTGTTTCGTACAACATGAAACCAAATACTACTCTTCATGCTTTCTTTGATGACATTAATGTTGATGCACATACAGCACCTGGAGTATTGTCAGGTATTACTGATCCTGAAGCAGGAGACGAAGATAGGATTGTTGATCAGAATGGTGCATTCGGTGCTACTCTGACTTCAGATGATACAGGTTTTGTTTGTGGTATCTTTAGAATTCCAGAACAGACATTCCGTACAGGCGATCGTGTATTCAGACTATCTAATGTATCTGATCTTACTACTGGTGCTGATGCTCAAATTACACAAGCACACACTATCTTTACGGGCGATAGTCTTGCGGTCACTAGATCTTCGACTACGATCAATGTGCGCCAACCACAGATACAAACTACGGAAACGATTGAACGACGAAGCACTACGTTCAGAAACTTTCAACGTATTCACCATCCTGATCCATTGGCACAATCATTCGAAATCGTAAGTTATACTGATAGCTCGAATATTGAGTTACCTATTGGTTTGACTGGGGTATTTGTACCACAGGTTGGTATTTACTTCCAGAGTAAAGATAATTCTTTAGGATGTAAAGTATATCTGTGTGAGATGACGAATGGATTTCCTGATCAGTATAAGATCATCAATCAAGCATTCCTTCCTTCTTCTAGTATCAACGTTTCAGATGATGCAAGTGCAGAAACTGTATTTACCTTTGAATATCCAGCTTTCTTATTGGCTCAGAATCAATACGCATTTATGGTTGAACCGGTTGGTAATAGTCCTGAATATAATATTTGGATTGCTGAAACTGGTGATTTTGATGTAACAACAAACGAACAAGTTTACGCAAATCCATATGTTGGGTTACTCTTTGTATCAGCGAACAGAAAGACCTGGTCTTCATTCCAGAAAGAGGATATGAAGTTCAACATCTATAGAGCCAACTTCTCTCCGTTGTCTGGAACAGCAGTATTCAATAATGATGATGATGAGTTCCTATCGGTTGATGGTTTCAATCGTGTGAATACATCTTTGGGTATTGAAGTGGGCGATCTTGTCTATACAGTCAATAGTTCAGCTAACGTTGCTGATACCACATCTCTAGTATCGAATACTCTATCTGATGCGGTCACGGGCCGTATTCAATATATCGATGAATCGAATGGTGAAATTTGGCTAGATTCTTCAACAGCTAATGGGTCTACATCATTCTCGAATACGATCAATCCAACTATCGTTGTGTATCGTTCTCCAGACTCGTCAAATACGTCATACCTGAATGCTAATAATCTAATTGCGTATTCAAACATAGCAACGGTTGATAATAAGACATATCATATCACGGTGCCTAAGTTTGGTTCTATTCAACCAGCCCAATCCGACATAACAGTCAGTTATAAGGGTACGACCACATCTGATGTGCTGGAAACTTCGTATACCACGATGGATAATCATCAAGAATATGAGTATGGTAATTTCGCTAAACACTTGATGTCAAAGTCAAATGAGATTACTAATCTTTCTTCAAATAAATCGTCTACATTCAAGATAGATTTATCATCATCATCTAAGTTCATCTCACCAGTGATCAACCTCTCCGAGAAAAATGCACTCTTTGTTGAAAATCTAATCAATAACGATGCTAATAATGAGCATACACGTTATGGTAATGCACTGACTAAGTATATATCACGTGTGGTTGAACTTGCAGATGGACAAGAAGCAGAAGATCTTCGTGTCTTTTTGACTGCTTACCGTCCTACAGACACAGATGTGAAGGTCTATGCCAAGTTTTGGAACAATGAAGATCCTGAAGTGTTCGATGACAAGATCTGGACAGAGTTATCATATGATAACAATGGTAATACGGTATTCTCATCAACTACTAATAAATATGATTTCCGAGAGTATGAGTTCTTTGTTCCTTCATCCAACAGTGTAGCACAAGGTGCTTTTGCTAACACAAACGTTGATACAAATTCCACTCTGTCAGGAACTATAAATATCTCTAATAATAGTTTCACGATAAATGGTACATCGACGGCATTTGATACTGAACTGACTGTTGGTGATGAAATACGAATCGTTTCAAGCGATTATGAGGCCATTAGAACAGTAACCAACATTTCTAACTCGACCTCGATGACCGTTAACAATGGTCTACAGGCAGCCAATACGGCAGCTCTGTACTACATTTTTACAAAACCGGGTAATGACGGAATCGTTGAATATAAGAACTCAAATGATAGCCGATTCATTGGTTACAAGAAGGTCGCACTGAAGATTGTGCTTCTATCAAGTAACGCAGTACGAGTACCACGACTACAGGATGTGAGGGCTATATGTCTACAAATTTAGCAAAAGACGGGTTTGTTCGTTCTCTAAATAACCCAGGAGCAGTAGTCAATGTGGATAACAGTGCATTGTCTGCTTACAAATCTCGTAAACAAAAGAATCGTGAATATGAACAAAAGATAAAGGAAATAGATGCTCTCAAAATTGAAATGTCCGAGATCAAATCTCTTTTACAGCAAATAGTAGAGAAGATATAGATAGAATCTCTTTAGTTTTTGATGTGTGAAATTATAAGCGGAGAAAACATTTTTCATAATATTAATAAATATTATGAAAATAACAACAATAATAAAAAAAGTGATTTTGATTTAAATTATGACCCTGATAAATATTGGATTCCAGATGATTGTGATAAGAGTATAAATAAAAGACCAGAGTATCAACAGGGAATTCTTTATTAGTGCCTAAAAAAGAGAAGATTAAATGACAATAACAGTAGCAAATACAGCAAACACTAATACATTTGACTATTGGAGAAATAGAACAAATGAACTAGCAGATGCTATGACAAATAAAACAGTAACAGTAGATTCTAATACTGCTACTGGTAATGCTGTTGTAAATGGTCATTTTGTC